GTAAACGAGATGCTCTAACCAACTGAGCTAACCACCCTACATGGACCTGAACGGGATCGAACCGATGACCTCCTGAATGCAAATCAGGCGCTCTCCCAGCTGAGCTACAGGCCCGTATGACTGTTTCTTAGTGTGCGCGACCCCTTCCTGGAGCCGCTTTCCTAGATGAGTAGGCGTTCAATTTGCTCATCATTGTTGAATCCTTTTTCATAAAACACACTATGAAACAATCAGATGTTACTTGGCTGCTTCACCTTCAGTGATGGGCTTCACAGTGCCATCAGTGGTGGCAGTGGTGTCAGTGACAACTCCGCTACCTGTGGTGGGTGTATCAGAAGCAGGAGCTTCCTCTTGCTTACCAGCACAAGCACCAAGCATCAAAACGCTAACGAACAGAATAACATTACGCATAACAAACTCCATGTTGAATTGTGAATACTGCAATCGCACTGCATTGCCCCACTACGACTCGAACGTAGATTCGCGGATCCAAAGTCCGCTGTCCTGCCATTGGACGATAGGGCAATAATACCGCGTACGGGAATCGAACCCGTCTTACCGGAGTGAAAGTCCGGCTTCCTAGCCGATAGAAGAACGCGGCATGAATACATCAGTTATCAATCAGCACTTACTCTTTAAATATAACACCCTGGGACTCGTTTGTCAAGCCCCAGGGTAAGTCCTTCAAAATCAACAACTTACACCTTCTTGGGCTTTTTCTTTTTTACTGACTTTTCTTGTTCTTTTATATTAATCTTTGCGCCTAGTGTTGTCAAGACTTCTCGCATATTTGGGTATAAATCTAAAAGAGTTTGATCCTTGATATGTATTAACACATTGGCTTCTTTCCAATGCATACCTTCAAGCATTTGTATCCAACTAATTTCTCTTTTATGAGAAGGAACGTTTTGCATAGACCCATTAACTTGAAAATTTTTAATTCTGCGAAATTCTTGGCGTGCCGTAGTATCGGAAATACCATTAGGCAAGGCGGTATCTGGCTTATAGGTATCAGGCATACCCTCAGGTAATCCTGCAATCTTTTCTTCTAGTATCACGGCCATACGCATTAATGGTGCAAATGTACCGTCTAATTTTGCCAATTCCCGTGTACGATTCACTTGTTCATCAAGTGTGGTTCCTTGGGCAATATAATCTAGTTTTTCGTTCAACAACATAGTAGCTGTGGCTTTCATATCAAAACTCCGTGATATGCTCCATGAGATTTTTCATCTTGTGAGCAATAAAATAATTTAGCAATTGTGACTTATCTCGCACACCCTTTTGAGATGCATAGTTATTTATAATGGAATTTATAATATCCTCAGGGATATTTCTCAGGTCAACCAATTGTGAATTACGACGGATGTTCGCCTCATGAGGGGTTCCATCCCAATGTGAAATTGGAAGTTTCTTCCATTGTTCCAGGTCCTTCTTGCGAATGGGCTTCTGCCGACCACCAGACACGAACACATCATCAGGTGACATGAAGTTGGGGACACCATCTCCCTTGTCCCCCATCAAGATGTGTTCCATGACAATCTCATCAATATTTTCTGTGGCCTTTACCCACTTACGATGAATAGGACTATACTGCTTCACATTCTTATAACGCTGAAGTTGTGTGAAATCGTGGTCACCTGATAGAATGAGAACAGGTTGGGGCTCCATGTCCAAGCCTTCCTGAATTAAGTCATGCTCCTGACTCCACATCACCAAGGCGGCAATGATATCGTCAGCCTCAGCTGTATCAGTCTCAATAACCGGATATGGGAAATGTTCAGCCAATTCTTGCTTAACCTGATTCAATGCCTCAAAGATAGCGTGCCAATCAAAGCCTGAATCATCACGTGCCTTCTTTCTGTTCGCCTTGTAATGAGGGAACAATTTCTTACGCCAATATTTCTTATTATCACAGGCAATCACAAGGTCACCAAACTCCTTGCCATACTTGTTCTTATAAGACCGCAATGCGTTCACAATCATGTGGCGAATCAATGGCGTACTGATTTCTGCATCAGTTCGGCCACGAAGCTCTGCCATCAGAGTGCTAATAGCTGTTTGTGAATAATCAACAATAATCATGTCATACCTCTATGAATTTCTTACAATCGTCATTGGGTTCCCGATGACACAGATGCAAGATGTTTGGAATCAATTGTCCTTGACGTTCTAACGCCACACATTCATCACATAGAACATAACGAATATGCAAGTATTTGTCAATCTCCAAATACTCAGGACGACAAGTGGATGCTATGTTCTCCACACCTGCATCCACCTGGTCCTGATAGTATCTGGCACAACATTCTGGTATATTGCTGTGAATACCAAAATGATAGTGAAAGTTATGGTATCTCATCCTTGTCTTGGTCAGGCCACAAATCATCTAATCCCTCAAAATCACCAGGATTCCATGCCATGTTCTTGAATTGTCCTTCACTGACCAAGGTTTCAAATGTGTTGAACATGACATCAAAACGAGCATTGTACAGCTCCTTCATGCCAATCAACACATTCATGAACTTGTCCTGGTCTTCTGGCTCCATGTTGGTGTTGCCAATCATGGTGGCAACCAAATCAATATCATCAGTCACGCGCCAGCAATTCATGATTTGCTGTTCAAAATCAAATCTATCTGTCATCAGTCAATCCTCACAATAAGTAGGTCAGTGGATGTACGTCCCTTCAACGCCTTGCACTTCGCCTTGATGCCATCAAACCAATTCACAGTTTGATTCTTACGGAGCTTCATCACCTCAGCCAACTGCTCCTCAGGCTTACGAAGAATCTTCTCACAGGTCACCTTGAAGCCGTAAATCTTGGGACCCTTCACATACAAGCTGTCCTTCACCTCAGCCTCGTAGTAGCCCAGCCGACGCTTCTTGGTGTCGTACACCCAGACCATGTTGGCACCAATGATGTCCACAGGATTACAGGACTTGATACCCTCATGCTCCGCCTTGAAACGAATCTTGCTGGCCATCTTCTTCTTGTCCAAAGGCTTCTTCTTCCTGATACGGAGAGACTTCACCTTGGTTTGTTGCTGTGAAATTCTATCCATGACAGCATCAAAGGCATCAATAATCTTTTTGAAATTTCTCTTGCCCACATAGGCATATCCTTCCACCAGCTGCACATCCTCGCCATTATACGCAGAATACCACTCGGCAAGATGCTTACGAAGATATTGCTGAACCAACTTGAGCTGCGGGGCCTTGAAATTCTTGGTCAAGATGAATCCTGCCATGTCATCAGCCTCAGGCACCTCTCCATCAAAGGCTTCATCCATCTTGCCATCCAACTCAGCCAACACGGTGCTGACCTGAGCACGAATTCTGTCCTGAATGTTCGGCTTGTTGGTGTTCACATGAGTGGTAGAGGGCGCCTTCGTCGGCTTCTTCACAAGGGCAAAGCTCATCACATAATCACGAATACGCTGTGAATCATTGCTATTCAAAGGAAATCCTTGAAGTGCCATGCGAGCCAAAGCACAGATGGTGGTGTTCATGCTTCCCAGATTGCGCCAGGCTTGAATGTCCTGTTTGGCTGTTGCAGGACGCATCTCACGAAGCCATTGCTCCATGTACTTGGCATAATCCTTGTCTGAGGCACAATAGTTATGCCAATTCAGACCACGAAGCATTTCGGAATTGTAATTCTTCACCACACCATCCCACGTAGGTTCCTCGGCAATCAAAGAGGACTCGGATGCCGGAGGAAGAACCAGATGAAGATTAGCCATTGCTATACACCTCTTGGTCAAGGAGAGAAATCTTGCTGATGCTGTCCCAACGGAAAGAACGCCACTCGCCCTTTTCCAAATCAAAGGCTACGATGAGGTGCGCTGCCTTTGCCTTGCCGCTGCCCTTCGGGTGCTTGTCCTCGGGGATCGCTCCCAAGTTGCGGGTGCAGTGCATTACACGCTCCGTGCCGTCCTTCTTCGTGAAGGTCACGGTAATGGTTTCGCCGTTCTTGAGGTATTGCTCGGCAATGTCTGCGAGATGGTTCTTGCTGGTAGTGTTGCTCACGGTAGTCTCCTGCTTGGGGTTAAACACTTCGGGGTAACGCTCTTGAATGCTGTAGTCCATCGGGAAATGCTTGCACACTCGCCGCGCCCTCTGACGAATAGCCTTCGGCACTCGCGGAGTGGTAGTGGGGTCAAGCAGATCGTAAAGAAATCTACGAACGGCTTGCAGACTGTGAACTTCTTCATAGGGCAGTGTCATGCGTTCTCCTTTTTCGCTTTCGGCTAATCGCTGAAGTGTGCGCTTGTGCAGTGCGTTCACGCGCCGCATCGCGGCAAACAGTTCGTCATCAGAAATCATGGTCTTCCGCTTTATACGGCTCCATCACTGCGGGATCGGCGCACTGCGGACAACGGGTGTACACCCAATACC